AAATGGAACCATGGTTAGTTCCTTTACGTAGCAATATGCGTAAAGTATACAACAAACCAGAGATTCTAGAAAAAATGGAAAAGGAAGAAAACATTGAATTAGTTTCACTTGCTCACTTCCGAGGCCGTACATTTGATAATGCAATTTGCATTGTAGATGAATTTCAAAACTTAACAAAACAACAACTGCAAATGGTATTGTCTCGCTTAGGCAAAGACAGCATCATGATTTTGACAGGAGATAGATATCAAGTCGATTTAAAGTTTAATAACGATTCGGCAGTGCACGATGTACCTAAACTAACTAAATCGAAATATGTAAATGAAATCATATTGCTTGACAATCATCGTCATGAAGCATTAGATGAAATTTTACGCTTACTAAATGAAAGATATTGATATTTATATTTAAAAGGGAAACATTATGGATTACTCAGAAAATAGACCAATTTGGCCAGGCTCATCATCATTTACAGCGGGTTCTACACCATTTGGTTTTTTTGATGCAGATCCGGTTTTTCAAGCCCAGGCAGATAAATTTGCTAAGGCAGCTGCACAACATCTAGGTTATCCGATCATGGATGTTGAAATGCAATCAATAAATTTTTATACGGCATTTGAAGCTGCAGTAATTGAATATTCAAATCAAGTAAATCAAGTTAATATTGTTAATAACTTGATGAATACATTAGGTGTACAAACAGCATCTGCATTCTTATCTGGATCTAGTTTTACCGGAGCAATGATTGGTAATTCATTCGGATATATAACTAAATTATCAAAAGCATATGGTACTGAAGCAGACAGCGGCGGAACACTTCGTTGGCATTCTGCGTCAATAGAAATGATACCGGGTCAGCAAACATACAGTTTACGAGCTGCAGTTTCTGCATCATTAGGTATAAACATTACAACCTCATCAATTGAAGTTAAACGAGTACTTCATAATGCACCTCCAGCTATTGTAAGATATTTTGATCCATTTGTAGGAACAGGTTTAGGTTCACAACAATTACTTGATGCATTTGATTTTGGAGGGTTTTCTCCGTCAGTATCATTCATGATGATGCCAATTAATGCTGACTTATTTAGATTGCAGTCAATTGAATTTAATGATCAAATACGTAAATCTAGTTATTCATTTGAAATTCATGGCGATGATATAAAAATATGGCCCGTACCAGTTTCTGGTACCGGAGCTACTTCAGCAACGCCATTTTTCAAAAAAATATATTTTGATTTTATATTTGATGATGAAAAAACTAAAGATGCACTTTTATTCGGCAATACAGCACTTTTAAACAATGTTGTAAGCGACGCATCTAATATACCATATACATATCAAAACTACAGGAATATTAATGATATGGGGCGTGCTTGGATAATTAAATATGGTATTGCTAGTGCAAAAGAAATGTTAGGATTAATTCGCAATAAATACAGCAGCGTTCCTATTCCTAACGGGGAAGTAACACTAAATGGCTCTGATTTAGTTTCGCAAGGTCAAGCTGAAAAAGACACATTAATTACGCAGTTACGTGAATTTTTAGATAAATTAACAAAAGAACAGATGATGACTCGTCAAAATGCGGAAGCAACGCAAATGCATGAAATGTTGTCAAAAGTACCATTGAAAATATACGTTGGATAAGGAGATAAACATATGGCACTTTTTGGTGGTATTAGAGATGCAAGATTTTTAGCCGCAGTTAATTCAGAATTAATTAATGCAATTATCGATACTGAAATTGAATTCTATAAATTGATTGTAGAAAAAAGTGCATCTAATTTATACGGCGAATCGGAAAAAAAAGCATACTATGATTCAATACTTATTCCATGTATTATTACTAAAGAAACTAAAACAGCAAACATGGATGATTACGGACATTCATATACACGTACAGCACAATTTGCTATATCTCGAGATATTTTAGAACGTGCAGATTTCTATCCCGAAGTTGGAGATATTATCTTTTGGGATAATGAATATTATGAATTAGATAACGTAGACGCAAATCAATATTTTGCTGGTAAAAATCCAGAAACGTGGCCAAACGGCAATCAATTTGGTTATAGTGTTTCTGTTTTATGTGATGCTCACGCAACACGTCAAACACCAACGGGTATTACTAATTTAAGAAAAGGCGGCAATAATATATCTCCCGCATATAAAGGTTAAGGAGAGTAATGCCTAGATTGAATCGACAAGATATTGATAGAAAAACAAATAAACCAAATCCAACTCGTACAGAAGGAATAACACCAGATTTAATATTAAATCGAGCCAATCAAATACGTAGAGATGATGATACCGTTCATAGTCCGAAACGTACCATATATGATATTGATTATGCAATAAAATGGTATATTGAAAATGAAATACAACCACAAATTACTGCAAATAATCAAACTTTATCAGTTCCTGTAATTTATGCTGCAGGAGAAAAGTGGGATAACGTACGACGTTTAGGATATTTGCGTGATGAAAAAGGAATGTTACAATCTCCATTAATTATGCTAAAAAGAAACAGCGTAGCAGAACGAGATGAACAACGCACATTGGATGTTAATAGACCATATCCGGGTAATTCTATAGTATACAAAGGACGATACAATGAGCGAAATCGTTATGAAGATGAATTATTTCCAATTCCAAAAAACGAACCGCAGCTATCACAAAAAGTTTATGTTGTAGATATACCTAAATATGTTACCATAGAATATGATATGATGCTTTGGTGTGATTTTACACCGCAAATTACAGAATTGGTAGATCAAATCTTAACATATAATAGATTTTCATGGGGTAATGAAGGAAATAAATTTCCGACATCAATGGGCTCGGTATCATTTGAAACGATAAATGCAGTAGGCGAAGATCGTTTAGTCCGCGCAACAATTCCTATAACCGTAAATGCAACATTATTAGCAGAACAAGAAACTAGATTGGAAACAATTAAAAAAATGTATTCTATTAAAAAAGTTGTATTTGATAGTATTGTAGATGTAGATGCTAATTTATTTACTACAACTACTGTGCCACAACAAGTGTTGCAAGTTAAAAATTATGTGATGTCCGGCGGAATAGTTGCAGTCAACAGCGGCGGTGGCGCAACAACACTAAATGTAGCTACAATGAATTATTTAGTTAATTTAACTGAAAAATTAGCAACATATACATCGGGGACAACAGTTACTGTTACAGGGGTCGCTGCAATTAACCCGGTTAATTTAACAGTAGCAACCGTAAATGAATTTGATATATATTTAAACGGACAGTATGTAGATAAACCATGTTATACTTGGACACCTAGTGACATGACAACTCAAACAATAATATTCAATACCGCTACTTTAGGATATACAATTGACCCGCAAGATATAATTATAGTTAAAGGAAGGTGGGCATAATGGGAAGACAATTTAAACCTGGACAGTTACAGACAGGCTCTTTATATAATATATCTTCTAGTTTTGCTTTAACAGCATCTTACTTAAGTAATTATGTTCCGCCGTTTCCATTCTCAGGAAGTGCAGTAATTACCGGAAGTTTGTATGTTAGTGGCAGTGGAGGTATAACTGGATCTTTATTAGGTACAGCATCATATGCATCAACGGCTGCAATACAATACGTAACAAACAGTATACAATCATTAACTGGTATAGAGGTAGCAGACTTTGATAGCAATACTGCAGTAACATTTACCGATGGAGTTCTTAAATTTATTTTCGGAACACCAACAGCACCATCTGCCCCAACTGCAACATTTAATGGTACATTTGCTACAGATAGATTTAATAAAGTTTTAGATACATATGACATCACCGGATCATTTACATTAGGTGGATATACATTAGTATCTGCATCAATATACGAAGGCGGCACAAATTTAGCAACTGTTACTACCGGAACATCAGTATTATATAATACAACAACATCGGGTAGTCATACCTATGTATTACAAGTAACGGCTTCAAGCCCGTTAGATGGAACGCTTAATAGACAATCAGTGCAATTGACCGGAACATTGTCAAAAACTAATCCAGGTGCACCAACAATTACACCAACTGCTACAGTCCAGTTAGGAGCAACTTCAAACCAAATAGAACAAGGGGCAACTGGTAGTATAACATTTACATCAGCATCAGGAACGGCGAATAGTTGGATACATGTGTTTACATCAACCAACGCAACTTCACCTATATTTGTAACAGGATCAAATACAGGCTCAGCATCTATATCTGCTACTGCAACCTCAAACTACTCTTCATCAGGAGCAGGTGGTTCTGATAATAGCCCGGCTCTAACAACAACTTCAACCAACTCATTTACCTACACTAAGATTAGAAGTTTAAGATATGGTGCAACTGGATCAGCAGCGTTTACAGCAAACGAACTAGCTAACCTGGCATTGTGGGACACGACATTAGGTGGCAGTGTCGGAACGATTGCAAAGGGAACAACAACGGCAACGGGACAAACATTAACAATAACATGGACTGGAGATAAATACCATTACATAGCATACAACAGCTCGCTAGCAAGTTTAACAAACATAACAACAGCAGGGTTTGGAGTCTTAGGCTCCTTTACGTTATCTACTATAGGGAGTTATAAAGTATACAGATCAAACACTCTTCTAGCCGGCGGCGCAGGAACAAGCATAACATACGTTTTAACATAGGACAGAGATGGCAATTATATTACCTAGTGGCTTTAGCATAACAAATAACGAACCAGTAGATGCAAGATTCTCGGTCACTAACGAAGCTGCGCGTTTAGGTTTTTCTGCAGCTAATGTTTACGAAGGATTGGTAGTTTATCAGCAAGATACAAATGAGCTATATATTTTAACAAACACGGGTAGTTATAGTTCAAATGCAGGGTGGACTCTAGTTGGCAGCAATGTACCTACTGGCTCTTTTGCAACAACTGGATCAAATACGTTTATAGGTTCTCAAATCATAACCGGATCTGTAACAGCAACATCGTTCAATGGATCATTACAAGGAACAGCTTCATATGCTTTAAATGCATTAAGTGCTTCATATGCACAAACCGCATCATATTTAAATACACTTAACCAGGATTTAACCTTTAATGGGAACTTAACATTAAATGGCACTGCATCTATAGCTTATTTAAATGTAGCCTATGAATCTGCTTCGGTAATATACTCAAGCGGGTCAAACCAATTTGGAGACGCTTCAAACGACACCCAAACATTGTGGGGTACAGTAGATATTAAAACAGGACCTGTACTTGTAACGGGAAGCGTTATAGCAACTTCCTTTACAGGATCACTCTTAGGAACAGCTTCATATGCTACAAACGCATTAAGTGCTTCATATGCACCGGTATTTCCATTCACAGGTTCAGCTCAAATTACTGGATCACTAGGTGTAACAGGTTCAATTTCAACAAGTGGATCAGATGGTACAATTAATAATTTATTTATTAGTACCGGAAATGGTAATGTTTCAACAAACATTTCAATTGGTGCAACTACTGCATTTTCTTCAAGTGCAACTGCAGTAAATAATATAGCAATAGGTAGTGGTTCTTTAGGTAGAATTACAACTGGAAATAATAATATAGGAATAGGTCAATCAACTCTTCGTGTAAACACAACTGGGACACAAAATATAGCTATTGGTTGTACTAATCTAACCTCTAACACTACTGGTGATTTTAATGTAGCTATAGGTAATGGTGTTATGTGTCTTAATACAACCGGAGGCTCTAACGTATCAGTAGGTATAAGTAGTTTACGTTCAAATACAACTGGTGCTTGTAATATAGCTATTGGTTTTTGTTCTTTAAGATACAATACAACAGCTTGTCATAACATAGCTTTAGGTCGAAGCGCCCTACAAGAAAATAGAATCGGATGCCGCAATGTTGCAATAGGATTATATTCATTATGTTCTAATACAACTGGGAGCTATAACGTAGCATTAGGTACTTCAGCTTTACGAGCTAATACAACCGGAAACTACAACACAGCAATAGGTCTACAAGCTTTATCTTCTAATACAACCGGTAGTAATAATACAGCAATTGGTTCATTTGCTTTAAATAATAATACAACAGGACTTAAAAATACAGCAATAGGTTTCGGTGCTTTATATGATAATACAACCGGATGTGATAATACAGCAATTGGTTATCGTGCTTTATGTTATAATACAACCGGAGGATGTAATACAGCTATTGGTTTATTTGCTTTACGTAATAACACAACAGGATTTACTAATGCCGCAATTGGTCCTAGTGCTTTATTCTCTAATACAACCGGAAACTACAACACAGCAATTGGTGTAAATGCTTTAAATTTTAATACAAGTGGAGATAACAATATTGCAATAGGTAGTGATGCTTTAAGTTCCAATACAACCGGAAGTAATAATATTGCATTTGGTTTTAAATCAAATAGTGCAATTTCTAGTTCCCAAAACAATATTGTAATTGGTACAAATATTGGAGTTGCCGAATTATCAGCTAACCGAATTAACATTGGTGCCCTAATCTTTGGATCAGGTTCTTATGCTGATACAGGATCTGCTAATTTCTCAGGTTCAGCAAATGGATTTGTTGGCATTAATCAACCAAACCCAATATATAGTTTAGATATATTAGGTTCAGGTCGATTTACAAATGGATTAACAGTAACGGGAAGCATTATAGCAACTTCCTTTACAGGATCACTCTTAGGAACAGCTTCATATGCTACAAACGCATTAAGTGCTTCATATGCTACAAATGGTGGAGTAACTCAATTATTAGCAGGTCCTAATATTACTTTATCTCCAACAAATGGTTTAGGACAAGTTACTATTACCTCAACAGGTGGAAGTGGTCCTAGCTTTAACACAGCAACAGGATCGTACGGTAGTTTTTACGATACTACAACCCAAACAAACCCCGTAGCTAACATAGCTCGTTCAATGTCTTTCAATTCAACAGACATTACAAATGGTGTATCTATTTCTGGATCAACAAATCCATTCAACACATATATTAAAACCGAAAACGCTGGAATATATAACATACAATTTTCAGCACAAGTAGAAAAAACCGATAGTGGTACTGATGAAATAGATATTTGGTTAAGAAAAAATGGTATTAATCTAACGGATTCAGCCACAAAATTAACATTATCTGGGAATGGTACTAAAGTAGTAGCTGCTTGGAATTGGTTTGTATCATCAGCAACTGGAGATTATTATCAAATCATATGGTCATCAGCTGATACGGGTATGAAATTATATGCCGAACCATTATCAGGTATCCACCCCGGAATACCATCTGTAATATTAACAGCAAATCGTGTAGACCAATTTTTATCAAACACAGGTTCATTTAGTGGTTCATTTACAGGAGCATTAACAGGAACAGCTTCATATGCTACTCAAGCATTGAGTGCTTCATTTGCTTCAACAGTACCCGCATCAGGTGTTATTGGATTAAACTTATCTCAAATAGCAACTGGAAGTGTAACTGCTTCCGTTTCACCAACACAATTTACTGTTACAAGCGGCAGTTCAACTGAATTTGTAGTAACAGGAACTGGAGTTATAATAGGTAATGCAATAACTGATACTCATAGTGTAACAGGTTCATTAGGTGTAACAGGTTCAATTAATAACTTATTTATTGGACGTGGAAATGGCAACGTTGCAACAAACATTTCAATTGGTGCTTCAACTAATTTTAGTGGATCCGCTACCGGAGCCTGCAATACAGCAATTGGTACGGGTTCATTAGCTAGACTTACAACTGGTGCTAATAACACAGCAATTGGATATCGTACTTTATGTAACAATACAAGTGGACAAAATAACACAGCAATTGGTACAAATGCTTTACTTGCAACGACCACCGGTGCTCGAAACACAGCAATTGGTACAAATGTTTTATGTGCTAATACAACCGGATGTGATAACATAGCAATTGGATGTCTTTCATTACGATCTAACACATCCGGAAACCGCAACACAGCTATTGGTTTTGTTGCTTTATGTTCTAATACAACCGGAACCAATAACACAGCTATTGGTCATTGTGTTTTACGCAGTAATACAACCGGATGTTATAACACTGCAATAGGATATAAATCTTTATGTTCTAATACAACCGGTTGCTTTAATACAGCAATAGGTGCTTTTACTTTATATCAGCAGTCCGCCGGATTCAGTAATACAGCAATAGGTCAATTAGCTTTATTTAGCAATACAACTGGAAACAACAACGTAGCAATAGGTGAAAGAGCTTTAGTATTCAATACAACCGGTAGTAATAATACTGCAATAGGTTTTTTTGCTTTATCCGCAAATACAACTGGTGCTAATAACACAGCAATTGGTTTTCGTGCTTTAGATTGTAGTACAACCGGCCAAAATAACACAGCAATAGGTTTAAGGGCTTTATGTTCTAATACAACCGGAAAAGATAATTTTGCTATTGGATTATATGCATTATGTTCTAATTCAACCGGGCAATCCAATACAGCAATAGGATTTAATGCTTTATATAAAAATATAAGTGGATCTAATAATATTGCATTTGGTTTTAGATCAAATAGTGCAATTTCTAGTTCCCAAAACAATATTGTAATTGGTACAAATATTGGAGTTGCAGAATCATCAGCCAATCAAATCAATATTGGCGGGTTAATATTTGCCACCGGTTCATACGCTAACTCGGGATCAGCAACATTCTCTGGATCATCAAATGGATTTGTAGGTATCAATCAACCTAATCCACGTTACACTCTAGATGTATCAGGTAGTTTTGGTTTATTACAATCAGCATTCATCAACCAAAACACAGCATCGATAGCATCAGGAACACAAACAATTTCAACAAATGCTACAGGATCATTCAATGCAGCCTTTTACAACTATGTTTTAGTGTCAGGTTCAAATGCAAGAGCGGGTCAAGTAATGACTGTATGGAATGGTAGTTCAATTCAATTTACCGATGTTGCTACAACGGATATCGGCTCAACAGCTGCTGTTGCATTAACTGCATCGTTAAGTGGACCAAACGTTGTTTTATCAAGTACCTTGCCAACATCAGGTTGGAGTTTCGAAACAGTAGTTAATTTATTATAATCATATTTATTAGTATACATTAACATACTCTTGGACAGGGAAAAGATATGCCAAACGAATTCAAAATAAAGAATGGTTTCTTCTCGGAAGGAAACTCCAACATAACCGGATCACTTAATGTATCCGCAGGTATAACTGGATCACTTTTAGGAACCGCTTCATTTGCTTTAGCCGTAGCTGGTGGAGGTGGTGGTGTAACCCAAATAATAGCAGGTACTAACGTTACTATATCCCCAACAAGTGGTACCGGCTCTGTAACTATTAATGCTTCTGGCGGCGGCGGATCATCATTTCCATTCACAGGCTCAGCTCAAATTACAGGTTCATTAGGTGTAACAGGTTCAATTTTAACAACCGGATCAAATGGAACTATCAATAATTTATTTATTGGTCGCGGAAACGGCAACGTTGCAACAAACATATCAATAGGTCCAACTACTGCATTTTCTTCAAGTATAAATGCATTAGCAACCAACAACATTGCAATTGGATCAGGCTCAATGTTAAACCTAAACAGTGGATCAAACAACATAGCTCTAGGACAATCATCTTTACTCTCGAATACTTCAGGTAGTAGAAATATTGCAATTGGTCAAAATGCTTTACGATGTACTACTACAGCTAATGGTAACATAGCAATAGGATATCAAACATTTCAAACAGGATCTGTTACTA